GCATGGCGGAGAGCGGAAAATACAACGGCCACTTATAATCCGTTTGCCACCTCCTGGCCGGGTATAGGTACGACTAAATGGTCGCTCGACCCTGGAATGAAAATATTTAATTGGACTAAAGAACCTCAACCTCGATCCGGGAAATATGAAACCATGGTAAAAAAATATAGTAATCTAGATGCTGGGGTAGAAGCAACAGCTAAAACATTAGAGCAGTCCTATTTTACAAATTTATTAGAGTCAATTCGAGATGACTCAAAAACAGCAGAACAGATAGTGGAGAGTAGTCGCGCCCAAATAAATCTATGGGGTACTGGCGCAGAAAACATGTTAACTAAACTGAAAGGTATTGCTCCAGCTGGTGAAGAAGATACATTTAAACCTCCTACACCGCCAGACGAATTGGTATCAATATCCACAATGAACTCATACGAGGCAGATTCTCACTTTTGGGACATTGTAACTAAATGGGTTGAAGCCGAATACAAGTTTTGGGAAGGAACAGGAACGGGCCCGGCTGGGGTTAAAAACCCAGAAACCCATGACGAAATGTTCGCCCAATTTAATGATTATTCGGATGATAAAGAAAAACTAGCACAAAAACAGTACTATAGAACTAGAAAACCAGCTTTAATTAAATTAGTAAAACAATTAGTTCAGTATGAAGATATTCGTGATTTAGTAACACAATATGGCGGATCTGCTTTGTTTAGAAATAGTCAGCCAGATGATTATGCATATAAAGGGAAAATATATAGTGTTCCTAAAGGAACGCCGGATTATGCGAAGAATCGAATACGTTGGGTTCTTCAAACATTCAATTGGATAGAGCAAATAACAGGCAATATTACCGACGTGTTCCAAAATGATATAGAAATAGCATTGGAATGGGATGAAGGGGGTAAAGCGTTTCGCAGATCGGTACAAGCAGAAATCGATCCATATGTACAAAAAGGTATGATAAGATTACTCCCATATCTTTTTTAAAATAATGAAGATTCATCTGATACAGATATAAAAACTCAAGGCTGGTCTGAGCACACTGGTTATACTATATAGAAAAATAAATTAATAGTTATGAAAAAAAATCATTGGCATACCGCTGGCAGTAAACAACGCCAAGCAGCTTATAAATATGGATATAGATCTGGTTTAGAATTGAAAGTAGCTGATCAAATTAAAGAAGCAAATTATCCGTTAAATTATGAAACTGAAACATTAAATTATATAGTACCCGAACGAAAATCGAAATATACACCAGATTTTATTTTTACTAAAAAGAATGGTACTTTAATGTATATCGAAACAAAAGGACGATGGACTGCTACTGATCGTAAAAAGATGAAACATATATTACAGTCTAACCCAGATATTGATCTAAGAATTATTTTTCAGAATCCAAACCAACGAATATCAAAATCTAGCAAAACTACATATGAAGCATATGCACTAAAACTAGGTATACAACATGTTGCTAAGAAAAATATACCACAAGAATGGCTAGATGAATGTGTAAAAAATGGAGAAACTCCTAATAATCCTAAAAAGTTTTTTGGATAAACTTGGAATTGTGAAAATAAAAGTATATATTTTCTATATTATTAAATGATAATTAATTATTAGAATTAATGATTAATGATCGTTAGACCAGAAGAATGAATGTGTCTAACATATAATATTATAATATAATTAATAATTTAAATATATAATATAATATAATAAATAATTTATTCAGGTCAATTCTTTGAATTACACAGTATTTCATATATTATATTAATATGAATAACCAAAGGTTAGTACAGTTATTAGAATCAGTTCTAGGTAAAAGCAAGCCAACCTCTGGTGGAAATATTTCTTTTTTCTCCCCTTTCAAATCACATTATAAACCAAAATTAGAAGTACGTGTATTACCAGACGAAAATGGTAATTATACATGGCACTGTTGGATATCTGATAAAAAAGGTAAAAGTATATATACTTTATTCAAGCAATTAAATTTACCAGAAGATAAATTTAAACAATTAAATAAAATTCTAGATGCTAATAAGTATCGCACAGTTTCTGCCCCTGTTAAAACAGAAGAAATACTCCAATTACCAAACGAGTATAAGCCATTATGGATACCTAAAAATAATCCACATTATAAAAATGCAATTTATTATTTAAAAACTAGAGGTATATCAATTTTCGATATTATCAGGTATAGAATTGGTTATTGCGAGTCTGGCAAATATGGGGGGAGAATAATAATACCTAGTTATGATATCGATAGTAATTTAAATTATTTTGTCAGTAGAACGTTTTATAAACACATTCCTAATAAACATAAAAATCCAAATGTTTCAAAAGATATTATTGGATTTGGTATGATGATCAATTGGAATGAGCCAATAGTATTAACCGAAGGAGCTTTTGATGCTATGGCTATCAAACGAAATGTTATTCCATTATTCGGGAAAATAATCCAGCCTACATTACAAAAAAAGATAATAGAAGAACATGTTAAAGACATATACATATGTTTAGATAATGATGCAATACGAAATTCGTTATCAATATGTGAAAAGTTTATGGCAGAAGGTTTAAACGTTTATCTAGTTAAATTAGACGAACAAGATGCATCTGATTTAGGATTTGAAGAAATGACTAAACGTATAGAAGAAACTCAGCCAATGACTTTTGAAAAAATAATACAATATAAAATGGATTTATTATGGAAATAAAAAAAATTAACTGCGGGATTGATAAAGCAGATAAAATATTTCATATATCCGATGTTCATATACGTAATCTAAAAAGACATCAAGAGTATCGGGAAGTTTTTAATAATTTATTTGATGTAATTGCATTAAAGAGTACTAAAAATAGTGTTGCTGTTGTTACTGGTGATATCGTACACAGCAAATTAGAAATGTCACCTGAGTTAATTCGAATGTTAACAAATTTTTTTAATGGATTTGATATTCCTACAATTGTTATTTTGGGAAATCATGACATGAATTTAAATAATACACATCGCGAAGATGCATTATCTCCAGTATTGGATATGATTAAGAATCCAAATATACATTTTATTAAACAAAATGGATTATTTGAATTTGCTGGTATAACATGGAACCATATGGCTGTTGATATAGAACCAAAACATTATATTAATGCGAACAGTTTCAATTCTGAGTATCGAAAAATTGCACTACACCACGGCGCTGTACATTCAGCTAAAACAGATATTGGTTATGAGATATCTAATGAGCATGTAACTACTGATTTATTTGCTGGACACGACATGACTTTGCTAGGAGATATTCATAAACCAGCTCAATTTTTAAATTCTAAGAAAACAATTGCATATCCCGGATCACTCATACAACAGAACCATGGAGAAGCATTAGATCATGGTATTTTAGTTTGGGACGTAGAAACATGCACAGCAGATTTTATTCAAATTGAAAATGATTATGGCTATGTTACATTTGAAGTGAATGGTACAACTCTTGTTAAACATCCACCAAGAATTCCTAGTAAACCTCGAGTACGTATCAAATTTGAAAATACAGATGCGGCGGATATGAAGAAATTTATAACTACACTTCGTTCCAAATATTCAGTTCAAGACATATCAATACAAAGAACTAATACTAATAACATAGCAAATAATACTACTGGTATTACAATAGGCAATGTTCGTGATGTTGAATATCAAAACAACTTAATTACTGATTTTGTAGAAAATAATTATCCACAAGCTACTGCAGAAGAGTTAGATGCAATTCGACATATCAATCGCACAATAAATTCTAAATTGCCTATACTCGATCAAGTTCGACACGTTATGTGGACACCAATATCATTTGAGTTCGAAAATATGTTTTCATATGGATCTGGCAATGAGATTGATTTCGGTAAAATAACAGATGTAACTGGATTATTTGCTCCAAATACGTCTGGTAAGTCATCATTATTAGATGCGATAACATATACTATCTTTGACAAATGTAGTAAAACTGGAAAAGCAAAAGAAGTGTTAAACAATAAATGTTCAACTTTTAAAGGAATATTTAAATTTCAAATCAATAATACGGTATATACTATTGAAAGAGAAGGAATAACACAAAAATCTGGCCATGTTAAGGTTAATGTTAATTTTTATTCTGATTCAGAAAATCTAAATGGAGAAGAACGAAGTGAAACTAACAAGAATATTAGAAAATATCTAGGTACATATGATGATTTTATATTAACAGCATTTTCATTACAAAATGACAGCAATAACTTTATTAATAAATCGCAACGAGAACGAAAAGATTTACTGTCGCAGTTTTTAGATATTACTGTATTCGAACAACTTTACCAGTTAGCTGCAGAAGATATCAAAGAAACTTCTGGTAAATTAAAAGAATATAAAAAGACAGATTTCGCGGAAATTATAACTTCAGCTGAATCGATTATCAATGCAAATAAAGATTACATTATTGAATGTGAAGCCTCAGAATCGATTCAAAATGCATCTAGATCTAAACTTCAAGATAAAATATTAGAATTAATCGAATCGAAACAAGCAACAACGTATAGTGGACCAGATATAAAATCTTTAACACAAGAAGAAACGCAATTAATAGAAGATATCGAACAACTTCAAACTGATGCATCAGAAAAAG